AAAATTATGCAAGAATGGAAGGTTAATTTAGAGTTTACCTTCCTCGAATCTGCTATACTATAATCACTTGTTCCAAACAACTGTGAACATTTTCGCTGTAAACAACGACCCTCGCCTCGCCGCTTGCGACCTGCCCGACAAACTGATCGTAAAGATGCCTACAGAGTCGCTTCAACTGCTGACTCCGTGGGCGTTTAATGTCCATGGCGTTTACACCAAAAAACCTGACGGGACCACTTACGGCATCAAAGGATTCGCTCATCATCCTTGTGCAAAATGGCTCTACGAAAGTCCCTCAAATGTTTGGTGGTTGCTCTACCATGCGATTTCTATGACCGAGGAGTACACCCGACGCTACAACAAACAGCATGGAGTGTTTCACGGTCTTGATCAACTCAGTCATTTAATCTTAGGTCAACACAAAGACTACAACTGGCACGAGCACACCGAGTTCGTCCAGGCAATGCCCGAAGAGTTCAAGGTCCTTGGCGATCCCGTCCAAGCGTATCGTAACTACATCAACGGATACAAAGGATACGCGGAGTGGCGTTACAGCAACAAGCCCGAATGGTGGGATGAAGCAAAGCACGAACCCGTGCGTAAACAATACCTCCAAGAGAGGGAAGCCAAACGTATGAAACGCAGAAATGAGCATTCGAGAGTACCGTCAACCGTATAAAATCAACGGGGAGTTCGAGTTCCCTCAGTTTTTTGAAGCCTATCAAAAGGCGTTATCGTCAATCTGGCGTCCGCAAGAGGTTAGTTTTGAGTCAGATATCAGAGACTGGCAAACTTCTTCGTCGGATGAAAAAGAGATTATTGGAGGTATTCTTAGAGGATTCACCCAACTTGAGTGTCATGTTTCTGATTATTGGGCTTCCATCCCTGCTTGGTTTCCTAAGCACGAAGTTGCTGCTGTGGCTCGCGCATTTAGCCTGAGCGAGATTGTTCATGCCGAGGCATACAATCTTCTGTCCGACACTCTGGGTCTTGACGAGTTTGAGGCATTCTTAGGTGACCCAATCGCCCAACAAAAGATCGGCTATTTCCTTGAAAATCGAGGAGTTAAAGAGTCTCTTGCTGTGTTCAGCGGTGCTGGCGAGGGTGTTTCTCTTTTCAGTTCTTTCGCTGTTTTACTATCTCTTAATCTCACTGGGCGTTTCAAGGGAATCGCTCAAATCATTAGCTGGTCCGCCCTGGACGAGCAACAACACTCCGACACCGGAATCCGACTCTTCCGACAACTGATCTCTGAGGATCCTCTTACACTCGAAGAAACTCGAGGAATCGTCGAAGGATTCGATGCCGTTGTTCAGAACGAGTTCGCATTCTTGGAAAAAATCTTCGAGGGTCGTACCCTGAGCACCATCAACAAAGGTGATGTTCGAGAATACATTCTCTATCGGGCTAACGACCGATTGGCGCGTCTGGGAGTTCAGAAAGTGTTCAAGTATGACGAAACATCTGCAAACCGTATTAAAGACTGGTTCCATCCTCTAATGGCTGGTGCTACCTCCACCGACTTCTTCGCTCAGTCGAAAGATGGCGGTAACTATATCTCAAAACCAACCCAGGACTTCTCTGGTGTGAATCTGAAGACCCTTGACCTCGTCCTTGCATGACCGAACCTATTGCTCCCGAATGGCTCTCAGAGGAGGGCATGCACACACTATCGGCAGGTTATCTTCTGCCAGGAGAAACCCCCCGTGCGATGTTTGAACGGGTCGCTAAAGCGGCTGCTACTATCAACAACGACGCAGAACTTGGCGAAGATCTTTTTACCTGCCTTTGGAATGGGTGGATTGGCCTCGCTTCTCCCGTTGCTGCTAACTTTGGGACCAGTCGAGCCCTTCCCATTTCTTGCTACAGTGTTCACCTCAGCGATAGTGTTAGCAGCATTTATTCGCACCTCAAAGAAGTTGCTCAGTTAAGTAAAAATGGAGGCGGTGTTGGCGTCTATTTTGGCGATGTCCGTCCTGCAGGTGCTCCGATTAGTGGCGGCGGTAAGTCGACCGGCGTTGTACCCTGGGCGCAACAATATGACCTCGCCGCTCGCGTCGTCTCGCAAGGTGGAGTACGTCGCGGATCGTTCGCAATCTATTTGCCCATTGACCACCCCGATGTCCCAGAGTTGCTTCGCGCTAAGGACCATTCCAAAGGTGATCCTCGAAAGTTTGTGGACTCCAACGTCGCGCTCACGATTACCGACGAGTGGGTCGAGTCGATGATTGCCGGCGACACTCACAAACAGGAACTGTTTGGGGAAGTGTTGAAAACCCGAATGATCTCGGGATCACCTTATCTTGTGTTTATCGACAACGCAAACGCTCAAAACCCCGAGTGTTACACTGAGCGTGGTCTTTCGGTCAAGACCTCAAACCTCTGTTCAGAAATCTTCCTGCATACCGATGAGCATCATACGTTCGTCTGCGTCCTTAGCAGCCTCAATCTTAGTCGGTACGACGAGTTTAGTGGTTGGAAATCTCCTACTTCTGGACGTACAGTCCCCGAACTCGCGATTCATCTCCTTGATGCAGTCGTTTCAGAGTTCATTCGTAAAGCAAAAGACAAGGTTGGACTCGGTCGTTCCGTCCGTTTTGCCGAAAAATCTCGTGCCCTAGGTCTTGGCACCATGGGTCTGCACACTCTGTATCAGAAACGTGGATTACCTTTCAGCTCGCCTGGCGCTCGCGAACTCAACATCGAAGCACATCGATGGATACGAGAAAAATCCGAGATTGCCTCACGAGAACTGGCGAAACGATTCGGAGAACCTGAATGGTGTGTTGGCAGTGGCATGCGTCATACTCATCTTCTCGCTGTTGCTCCTACTCGGACAAATAGTGTTATCAGCGGAGCATTTAGCCAGGGCATTGAACCGATCGATAGCAACTACTTCGTAGCGAAACAAGCTAAAGGTACTTACGTTCGTAAGAACCCTGTGCTCGAGAAACTCCTCTGTGATCGCGGCGTCGGTCCCGAAATCTGGGAAGAGACTCTAAATGCCAAGGGCAGTGTGCAAGACCTTGAGTGCTTGAGCGATGAAGAAAAAGAGGTCTTTCAAACCGCCCGTGAAATCGATCAGTTCGAGTTGATTAAACAAGCAGCCGATCGGCAAAAGTTTATCTGCCAGGGTCAATCGCTAAACTTATTCGTAGATCCTGAGTCGGATCCCGCATACATCATGCGGTTACACCTGTCGGCTTGGAAAATGGGTTTGAAATCCCTTTATTACCTCAAGTCCTCCTCACTTCTCACTCAGAAAAAAGTAGTCCCGGCTCTTATCGTAACTCGCGCAGAGTGTCCCTGGTGTGAAAAACTTAAAGAGTTACTTCGCACAGAAGGAATACACTACCAAGAGATCACAAAGAAAGAAGCAGAAGAGAAAGGATACTGGAATCCAGAATGGAAAACGGTTCCTCAAATGTGGCTCTATAAGAAACATATCGGCGGTTACACTGACTACATCAACTTAAAACATCAACCTACAGAACAAACGTATGCCGACTGCCTCTCCTGCGAAGCGTAAAATGACACGCCGCCGTTACAAGAAGTACCCCAGCCTGACGCCCGAGCAACAGGCGCTCGTAGAAGAGCATAAGTGGATCTCGGGTCGTCTGGCATACGGTGCCAAATGCCTGACAGGTGGTCACACGGGATCGCTGACGCGAGAGGATCTTGAGTCAATCGCAAACTTCGCACTCTGTGTTGCTGCAACTCGCTACAAACCAGAGATGAACGTAAAGTACAGCACCTACGCTTGGAATACCGCTCGCGGATACATCCAGCATGCTCTTCGTGATTACTCGCGTATGGTTCGCACTCCTCGCTGGATTGCCAACTATAAGAATCAAGTATCTGAGCTGGTGCAGGAAGGCAAGACTTATCAAGAGGTCGCAGACATTCTGGGACTCGATGAAACAAAGGTGCTGCATTGTGAAATGTCAGCAAACAACTACCATGTATCCTACGATAGCTCCCCTGACGACTGGGTTACTCCCGAGTTCGTGTATGACTTCGAAGAGCATAAAGCAACCCTGCTCTCTCCTGAGCTCATTGCTCAAATCCGCTCGTTGACCGAAGCAGAGATGACGATGCTCATGAAATATATCGAAGGTGCGAATGTTAGCGAAGAGGAGCGCGAGTGGGCTGCAGAAAAGTTTTACGAACTTCAAGGAATCGCACATGGACTCGCCGGAGAAGTTTTCTCTAACTCCGTTACCGATTGAGACGGAGTTTCGCGTTCTATCAATACGTCGTCGATTGCACGAACTGTCGCGAGAAGAGCTCGAAGAGTTTCTCACCGAAGCTCTTTCAATCATGAGCAAACTCGCGCATCAGGTCACTCAACTCCGAGACCACGTTGAAAAGCTCGAGGGTAAAACCGAATAGTTATAGGAGAAACCATGTCTCTCGCCGCTTTACTGGCTTTCCTGGAAGCCAACGGAACCTGGATCTTAGCTCTGTGGGTTGCTTTCGAGCAATACATTGCCGCTAACGATAAACTGAAGGCTAACTCTACCCTCCAGCTGATTATCAATCTGGGCAAGAACCTCCTCGGCAAGTTCGCTAAGAAAAGCTGATGCCGGTTCAGAAAGGTCCTGACTGCGTTGGGGAAGAAATGCGTCGCTTCAAGTCCGGAGACTTGCACTCCGGTAAGAGCGGTAAAGTCGTAACAGATCGTAAGCAGGCACTGGCAATCGCTCTGTCTGCTTGCGGTAAGAGTAAGTATGTCGAGACTCTGAAAAGCCTCGGTTACTCCGAAGAAACCGCAAACGCAGTCGCTGAGATGTTCGCGGAGTCGTTCATCAAGAACAGCAAGAAGTCATCCTCGTCTCCTGCAATGTAATGGATATTCCTGGGTTCTCACCTGACGCACTGGCGAGTGTAGAGCTGTTGCTCTATGGGGAGATTGATTGGAAAGATCAGTTCAAGACCGGAAAAGGACCAGGTCCACAGAACCCAGAGAACTATCACACAGGTTTAAGTAAAAAGAAAAGTCGTGGTCAACTCCGCATCGGAAAAGGGCCAGGAGACATGGGCAAACTGAAAGTCAACTCGGACTCCGAGATGCTCTCTCCTGTGTCCTATCCGCGAGGACCAGCCAATCCCCAGGCAGGATCGAGCAAAGAAGTATTTGGAATGCGAGCATTGGGATGATAAACATCGACGGATTTTCGAAAACTTCGATCGATCTTGTCAACGAGATGCTATATGCGGAGGGTCAGTTGAACCCTCTAGAGGGGGAATGCGGGCAAAGAGAGAAAAGAAAGATGCAGAGTCAACCGCGAACACAAAACCAGCAGAAAGCAGATAAGGCTCGAGCTCAAGCGAACCAAGGTAAAGACTCTGTGTCCTCTGCTGTTCGTTCCGAAGCAGCTAAAAAAGCAGCCGCGACTCGTAAACGTTGTAAAGGAACTTCCCCACAACCACCACAATCACCCACCGGGGTAAAATAACTAAAACACTTTAAACACCATGCCTGTCTTCGCAAGAAACCTGACTAGTGCTCAACCACACCTTGGAACAGATGCCGATGTCAAATCGGCCATTCCCCTGAAAAACGAAATTATCCACAACGAGTCTGGAACAACCATTAAAGTAGAGATTCCAGGAGTTGATCCTTCTACTGTTGAGGTAGACTGCAAAAGTAATATTCTCACAGTTAGTTGCGAACTCGGGGAGTTTATATACTCCGTCGACCCAACAATCGACACGTTAAAAATTAAAGCGGATGCTCAGTGGGGACTCTTAACTGTGACCGTCCCGTCCGCGCCCGTCCCAGCTTCCCGAAGCATTAAAGTTAACATTCACGACGCCGTTAAAACTGCACCGAGCAAAACTCCAGCAAAATTTACTAAAGAAGACTAAGGGTATAATAAGTGTGAGGCAATCGCCTCGTCTCACCTTTTGCGCTTTGCGCCCTGAGATACCATGACTAACGCTATTATTCGCAACCCTCTGTTCAATGAGTTCGATCAGCTGTTCAACCAGCTCGCTCAGGTCCAGACCCCAGTCTCGCGAAACACAGCACTTAACTATCGCATTCTTAGCGAGGATAACGCTGCAGTCGCAGAGATTGAGGTCCCTGGTGTTGAGCCCGCCGATGTGAAAGTTCGCATCGAAGGTCGATCACTCTCTGTTGAAACTCCTCGTGGTAATGCCTACGTTACGATCGGTCAGCGGCTTTCCGCTGACGATGCTAGTGCTTCTCTGAAGCACGGTCTGCTGACCATTCGCATCCCGAAACGTGACGCTCGTGTTGTTGAAGTTAAAGTATCAGAGGAAAACTGATGATTGACAAACTGGTTGGCGACATTGCTAAATCGGGTGACCCTGGTGCTTTCCTAAAGCAAGAACTTGAAGAGGGACTTCAACCGATTACCAAGCGAGTAGACGCTCTAGAGAAGAAGTTAGATCTTTTAATCTTAACTGCTCAACGGATTGAGACACTACTCAACGCCATGAAGCCAGTTGTGGAATTAATCAAAAAGATTCCGTTCATTAAATAGTTCTAGGGGAGGGGCAACCCTCCCTTTTTTATTATGACCATTTCATTCAAAAACGTAGCGAAGTACTACAACGGCGAGCCTCAGCAAGATGCTGCTTTAGAGTGGCTCGACAAAAACTGCCCGGAAGACATTAAAACCAAGTTCGAAGCCGAGTGGCGCAAAGAAGCTGCTGCACCAAAATCATCCGGTGCCCGTGTCCCCAAACAAGCTCTCGACCTTATTAAAAAATACGAAGGTTGGCGCGCAGAACCTTATATCTGTCCCGCAGGTGTGGCAACAATTGGCTACGGTTGTACCTTCTACCCTGATGGTCGCAAAGTGTCCATGTCGGATGCTGCAATCAGCAAAGAGAAAGGCGAAGAGTATCTGCGTACCGTCGTAGATAAATCATTTGTCTCTGTGCTGGAGAAGTCCATTCCCAACTGGAACGGTTTGACCGACGGACAAAAGTCCGCTCTGATTAGCTTCGCGTATAATCTTGGCGCACATTTCTACGGTGATGAGTCCAACTTTGGCTCAATCACCCGTGATCTGCGCGATAAAAACTACGCAAACGTCCCAACCACTCTACTCAAGTACCGTAATCCCGGATCGGCTTTCGAAGAAGGGCTCCGGAAACGTCGCACCGAAGAAGGTGCTGTTTGGAAATCCTGAATTATCATGGCAAAATTCGACGCAAAGAAGTTTTTTGACTTCGCTTTTTACGCTGATACCAGCAACCCTAAGCACCGGGAAGCATACAACGAGCTCTTCGCCGCTATCGAAAAGCTTGACCCCGATCTGCTGACTGACGAAGCTGAGTGGGTGAAATCCTATCGTGAGAAGGCTCCCACCCCTCCGGTCCTCGCTGTTCCTTATTTCAGCCAGCGTGACAACTATCGTGATGCTAGCCGGACCTGTTTCTCCAGTAGCTGCGCGATGCTCACCGAGTGCCTCAAGCCTGGAACCCTCCCCGGCGCCAAGGGCGACGACAAGTATGTAGAGCAAGTATTCAAGCGTGGGGATAGCACCGACGCTGCTGTTCAAGTTCAAACGCTGAAGCACTTTGGAATCACAGCCTCCTTCAAAACAAACGGATCCCTCGGAACCCTTGACGCCCTCCTCGCCCAAGGCATTCCAGTTCCTGTGGGTATTCTCCATCATGGCCCTGCTAGCGCTCCTTCTGGCGGTGGGCACTGGCTGATCGTCATCGGTAAGGATGGTGAGGATTACATTGTTAATGATCCTTGGGGAGAGATTGACAACGCCTCCGGAACTTATCCCAGCACCGACGGCAAAAAGAAAAAGTACAGCAAGAATCTCCTGGCAAAGCGTTGGACCGTTGAAGGTCCTGGCTCAGGTTGGTTCATTCAAGCTTCCAAATGATCGGGTAAAACTTATCAGTTGTTAGCGTGTGAGAAATGGGAATCAAGCCCAGATCCGCAAAACCACGCATGAGAAGAATGAAAAGAACCTGCATCCCCACCATCGTCCAAGTTACGGTTTTGGTGTGGTCGGCAGGAATCCTCACAGCAGGGTGGGTCGGTGTTCTTAAGAACGCTGACACCACCTTTACTGCTGGCATCTTTACCAGTATTCTGGCGAACTTCGGAGTTCAAGCAAGAAAGAACCAAGAAGACGAGGAAGACGAAAAACAGGAACCAAAACCAGAGCCAAAGTCACCTCCAAAACCGGAACCTAAATCCGAACCTAAAGCTGAGGCAACTGCTGTTATTCGTTCATCGAAAACCCAAGCTCCGTGAAAAAAGTCTTATTGACTGCGATCGTTCTGCTTGCTGGCACCGCAAATGCCGCAGAGATTACAAGCAGGATTACCGACAGTGTTTCACTTAAAGTGAATCCGCAAATCACAATCACCGAACCCTCGAGCGCCTCCTATTCCGTATCGGGTTCGAACATTGATGTCAGCACACTCGGTGGAGTTGGCACAGCGGGAAGTTACGGGATCAATACCAACGGTCAAGCATTTACATTCTCAGAGACCTCTGCCGCTGCGGGCACTGCCACAACTGTTCAAACAGGTGGAACCGCTGGGTCTCTCGCAGGTTCGTTATCTGGAACTGGCGTTCCAACAATCACAGCAGGTGGTGCAAACACTGAGGCTGTGGGACAGCGTTCAATCGAGCTTTCAGTATTTAAGTGAGGATCTTACTGATTCTTTGCTCGCTGTTCCTGGGAATGGCGGCAGAGGCAGAAAGTGTTGTGCCCAACTTTACGCGGGGTACGGTAACAAGCACTACAAACACAAAAACCGAGTTCGCGGAGTCGATTCGGCAGATTGACTACACAACCGGAACTTCGTACACAGTTACAGGAACTAATATAAACATCCCTGCTAACCCACATCCGGGCGCGAACTACACCATTCAAACTCAAGGAGCTCCCTTTCAGTTTAGCGAGACCATACTGGGTCCGGGAGTAGCACGAGAAACTTGGATCGAAAGAAAAACCTATCAAGAATCTGTCACAAACTCGCTGTCGGTATTTACGCAGTAGTTTTCGGCGTCGCGCATGCAGAAGAACAAAAACCAGTTACAAACATTGCTGGACCATCCGCAACTTCGACAGGAAGTGTAACTAATCAAGCGGTTCAAGTATTAAATGGACCCTACATGACAAACACTTACGGTGCAGGAATATCTTGTCAGGGTCCTTCTTTGAACTTTTCACCATTTGTATATGGAACAATAAACGGAAATCAAGATCCGGAAAGTTATCAATCTCATAACGTGAATCCCGGGATGGCAATGACTTTAACATTTCCTCTGGATGGGGGATTGCAGAGTCTTTGTAAGGAAAGAGTAAAAACAGAAATAAACCGACAACAAGCGGAGACCGCAAAAGCTCGACTGGATTTTGAGTTGGTTCGTCTTTTGAAGTGCGGCGAAGCCAAGAAAAATGGTATCGAGTTTCACCCGCAATCACCATATGCTGCGATTTGTGCGGATGTGATCGTGTCTAAATAGAAAATCTTGCAGAAAGTTTTTTAGCGATTTTTTTAGGAGGAACAAAATATTTAAATCTGTTTACACCCTCTCTTGTAAACATTGATTTGATCGGATCGTCGATCACTATGTGATGATCGCTCTCAAACAAAGGATCAACGTTGATTAAATCACGGAGATATTGCTCCGGATTCTCAATACCGCTGTTTACTATTTTCACTCCGTCTGCGCTATATTCAATCGCATGAATTTTACCGTTTTCTTCGACAAAATGTAAGACTGGTTTCACAACTTTTAGTTTGATTTTGAACTTATCTCGAACCAGTTTTTGAACCACAGGAGTGGCTGCCTGTCGAACTTGATTGAAA